GACCCAAAACGCCACCGCGGGCGTTCAATTCGGCGGAGGGAGAAGCCCCCCGCGGGAGCGGGGGCCTGTTCCTTACAGAAGCCAGAGCAATCCATTACCTACGCCCACCAGAATAAGAACGGCCATAGCTACGAGAAACACGGTTTTTATAACCTTCTCCAATTCCATAAGAATCTCCTGTAAAAACATCTAATAGTTTATCAGCGGAACGCTCAAAGAAATTTCGACCTTGAACCCAAGGAGAACTGCTATTATCACGAGCAGAAGCATAAGAAGTATCAGCAGAATATCTCTGCGCGGCTCTGGACTGGTCAGCAGCATAACGAGAAGCAGAGCTAGACTGAATGGAGCCAAACATAGAGGCCAGCTTTGCGGCATCAGCGGAATACTGGGCGGCGGCCCGGTGCTGGTCTGCGGAATAACGAGTAGCAGCAGCTCCCTGGTCGGCAGCGTAGCGGGTGGCTCCGGCATGGATACCAGCAGAACCAAGGGAAGCGGATTTGTTAATCTCTGCAACAATCTGAGACATGGCAGTATACTTGTCCGCAACAGCTTCCTGAGTACGGGCATTGATGTTGGCACTCTCAAGGGCCTGGGACGCGCTTACAAGGCTCCCTAAGAGGTTTGCAATGGCTCCGGAGGTGGAGGTATCCGTATCGCCTTTAGCGCCGCTAGAAGTCACGCCAGAGGCCGTAGCGCCGCTTCCTACAGCAGCCCCGTTGCCATTCATAGCAGAGAGCACAGGATTAAGACCAGCAGCCATCAAATCACGGACTTCGCGCTGGTGGGCGGTATTGGACATAAACTCCTGCCAGGAGCGATTTTTTGCGGCTTCCTCAGCATTGTACTGCATAGCTTTTGCATTCTGCTGCACTTGCCATTCTCTCTGGATTTGGGCCTGCTCTGCGGACCATGCGTTATTTGCCTGGGCAATACCTTGCATACGGGAAACCTGGTCGGCTGCATTGTTAATTGCTGCATTTGTAGCCATAGTATAACATCCTTTCTAAAAAGTCAAGAGGCCCCCGAAGGGGCCTCCGGGCTTAATGGTGGTCGATAAGGCCGGGAATAGAGTACATCGGCATAGGACGGGTGCAAAGGTTCTTCACATAAATGTCGGCGAAAAATTGCGCCGCAAGATTATCAGACGCAGCGAGTACACGATTGACTGTGCTGGAATCTTCCTGAATCCATTCGGCAGACAAAGAAGGGAGCTTGCTATAATCGTCGGCCAGGTGCCATACATCCAGGCTTTGGGCGTAGCTGGAACGCATCTCTCCAGTTACACGGTTAGGCTTATAGCGATACTCTGCCCATGCTTCCTGGTAACCAAAGACTTCATCATCCTCAGCTGTACCTTGGGCATAAAGTTCCTTGTTCTTGATAGCCTGCTCACCGATATTCGCGAAAACGGGCCAATAAAAATCGAACTTGTCCTTCCGGGACCAAAGACGGTCTAGACCCTGTTGGTAGGTATGGTCATAGCGCGCAACCATAACACCGATGATAAAACCATGCTCCGTGAAGGACTTGGTAAAGTCAGAATTGGTGTCCGTAGTCTGAGACATACCGACAACCGTACCTTGCGGAGTAGTAGCGGACTCAGTACCGGACTGTTGAATCACCTGATTGATATTGATGGGAACACGGTTACCACCAAGATACTCAGGGCGCTGGAGGCGGGCATCCGGGGAAGTCACGCCGAAGAAGGAGCGAACCACCTCAGTATAACGAGAACCGCCGCGGGCCTGACGCTCATAGAACTTCTGAATCTGGAAGGCAAGGCGGAGCTGATTAATTGTAGCAACAGAAACAGCACCATCATACACAGCAACGAGACCAGAACCGACAAGACCAGGTACGGCAAGAGAATCCATCTTCTCTTTAGTGGGGACACCCATCACTTTACCTTTCCAGTTATCGGAACCGCCGCCAGAATTAGCCTCAGAATAGAAACCATTACCATTGGCATAAATATCACCGACCTTAGAACCAGTAGCGCCGGAATTTGCAATAGCAGTACCAGTCATACTGACCGAACCGAGACTCTGACCAACGGAAAGGAACGGATAAGTGAAATTACCATCAGTCAAATACAGCGGGTCACCTGTACCGTAAACCGGAAGCTCAGAACCGAGAGAAACCGGGATAGACACGTCCGGGCCTTTCTGAGGAGTCGGGAGAGCACTGGTAAAGTAATCATGATACTTAGCAGCCTTGTAGGGCTTGCCACCCTTCGCAACATCGGTTACGAAAGTAGAAGAGTTAACTCCAGCCACAGTAGCATCATCCACAGGAACAACAAGAGGGTCTTGTAAATTTTCATCTCTAAACCACTCATTCATGATAAGGGCGTAGGCACGGAAGGGAAGAGCGGAAACGCTAAGGTTTGCAACTCCAGTGGGGATACCGAAGTAGTCGGCAATCGTACCAACTTCCCAACCAGTATCAGCGGGACTAGTAATCTGGGGCATGGCGTACTCCGTCTCAGGAATCCAGGCGCTTTCCGTGTTCTCACCGCAGAACTCTTTCCAGTGCTGCCACACAAGGCGATTGGGCACAAAGAAATAGTAGGTATCCAGGTAGAGGTTATCCATGAGGGGGGTTAAGAGGGTCTGCATCCGGACAACTTTCGAGGTTTTCACGTTGAAGGTATCGCCGGGGAGTACCTCTTCCAAGAAGAAAGGGACGATATCACCTGTATTGAACGTGGTCTTCACGCCAGAAGAACGGTCAAAACGGCTCCGGGAAATGTCTACACGGGGAAGCAGGGAAAAATGGGATTCTGTATTCCGGTTCATTCTTTAACCTCCTTTGCAGATTCGGGAGTGGGTTGGGGAGTGGGTTGGGGAGTGGGTTCAGGTTCACGCTTGATACCGAGCTTGTCCAGGAAGTCAGGCTCATTAGAAGAGGCCAGGAACTCAGTGAAGCTGTGACCAAACTTCTCACGAATTTCAACGGGCAGAGCCATGAACTGACGCTCCATCTCATTCATATGATTGAGGGCCTCAGCATAAGTCTTGGGAAAGTCCAGGACATCACCATAGAAACCCTGAGCCTTGGAGAGGGCGTCTACATCGCCACGAGCATAACGTTCCAGGAGAACATGAAGGTCTACACTCTCAGCATGGGACTGAATCTCCGCATAAGTATCAATGCGGCCAATCTCATCCAGTACCACACGGCCTTTCTCATCATAGTGACCGCCATAGCGAATATGCTCACGCTGGCCGGGTTCGGCATGAATGCGGTCGTGAGGGTCATACTGCGTTCTGAACATCAAACATCCTCCTTCAAGACAGCGGAAGCGTCGGCAAGCTGAACAGGGGGCCACTCAGGAATAATCTCGCCATGCTCATTATCGAACTGACCAACACGCCAGAGCGTATAGTCTGCGGAATGGGAGCGAAGCAGAGAGTCCGGCTGGCGAACAGCGTGCTCAAAGTTGCGAATCGCCGAAGCATCATTGTAGTCCACGTTGGCGGGCATGAACGTAGTCTTGGCGTCCTTGATAGCATAGATACCGTAAGTCATTTTACATACCTCCAAAAAATCCGCTGAGCGGTTGTAATGGTCTCCACTTCATCCACCGTATAGAAGCGGCAGAAAAAAACACTGTTGGGGTCTACGGGATCAATCAGGGCCACGAGAAAGCCAGGGCCTTTGCCTTCAATCTCTGTATAGTTGACGGAACACTTGAAACCTTGAATAGTCAACATAGAACGGAGAGAACGAGAAAGATTCTTTTGTTCATCCGACATCATAGCCGAATACCTCCACGGAAGATTTTCGGGGCGATGTTGACCTTCTTGGACTTGGCGGCAGTGCGCTTGAACACACGCTTATCAGTAGCCTTTCGCATCTTCATAGCAGATTCCTCCTTAATGGTTTTATTTTGTCTGTAAAGTTCTGCTCCTCTACAGCAAGTAACTCGTCTAACTCGAGGGATGTTTTCGAGAGCTTGGACTTCTGTGCATCCAGGGCAAGGCGCTTCTTAATCTCCTTCAACTCCTTGGACCTTACTGGGTCTTCAATCTCGAAGAGCTTCTCGAAGTAGCGGGGGGGTCTAAACTTGCGTCCTCCTTTTGGAGTTGAGATGTTGATGTAATCCGAATCAAAAACTCCAGGATGTGACTCATAATAGTCACGCGCAATGCCAGGCCGGCGGGACATGAGACTAAACTCAGGGCAAATACGGTGCTTTTCATAGAAATCGTGCTCCTTTCGATTTAACTTCTTGGTAACATAACGGGCGGTGTAGGCACATGATTCCCACGTGACTTCACCGACAACGACAAATCCTATCGCATTCCCGTCAGAATCAAGCCAACAAGACTGCAACTTGGAAGAATTGTAGTAGGTGTAAAGTTCACCTCCTTCACGAACCGTTTTATAGGGCACCAGGTCATCCAAGTGCAGGCCGAAGATAATAGCGTGATAGTGGGGGCGGAACGTCTGGGAGCCATACTCACCACAGGCGAAGAAACGAATATGGTCATCCGGGAAGCGGCGGCGGATGCGCTTCATAAGCAACTGGAAATCTCGTTTCCGAAGAGTAAGGGAGGGAATGGCCTCTCCAGTCTCCGGGTCAGGGTAATAAGAGCGGGGCACATGGTCATCATCGTAAGTAAAAGTACAGAACCAGGCGGCGTCATGAGCTTCACGTTCGAGCATCAAACGGTTAGCCCACTGGCGGGAATACTCAATGCGGCAGCCGAGACACTGGCCGCAGGGGAGAGCAATAGGCTCGAATTTGTCCATCTGGTCGGGCCGGGGATGAAACTTGATAACTGCTTTTCCAGTCTCCGGATTGACGAACTTGGATTTGTAGGCATATACCGGATGGTAGCAACTCATTTCAGCACCACGTAATTCTCATAAAAAGATTCAACCTCATGATCACCGTAATCACTAACAGCCCTAGTAATAAGAACATCACTAGCGCCACTGTGATCGGAAAAACGAATATCTATACAAGAATCAATGGTCCAATTCATGTTCGCATGATACAAATCTCTCAAAGTCATTGTACATTCCTCCGATAACATAACACAAAAATTTTCGGCACTCTGACGAACTCTAATAGAGTTCTATTTGTACTATAATTGTACCAAACTTTTCTTTTGTGCAAAAACGCCGGAGAGGCGGGCCTGACCGGTCCCCCTTACCATTACCATAACAATGACCATAACCATCACCATAACCCTAACTCTAGCTATTACCATAACGGGAGAATTTTACAAAATCCTCCCGGAGATTGCATAGAGCCGTGCATCAGATGGGGAGGGGACGCCTTTTCTTGAGAGGAGTGGTTTTTCGTTGGCAGAGGAACACAAGAAGAGTTTTATGCTGTATTTCGATAATTTTCCCTGTGTGGCGGCGCTGGACGCGGAGCAGAGGGGGGAGCTGCTGCTTCTGCTGTACCGCTATGCCATGGCGGCGGACAAGGCTCCCACGGATCCGGAGGAGGTTTTGCGGCAGCACCCGGGCTTGAGGGAGGAGACCCGCATGGCCTACCGGTTTCTGGCGGAGACCATTCGGCGGGATACAGAGAAGTGGAAGGAAAAGCAGCGGCGCTACCAAGAGGCGGCGGCGCGGCGGCAGGGGGGTGGGGGG